CTCCTATATTTAAAATTCTATCTCTTTGCATACTTCTTAGCATTGATGATAATATTACTTCTTTATCTGCTTTTAAATCTTGTTTTTTAGCCGATTTAATACAATATAATTCTTTCATACCATCAATAGGTTCAACATATATTTTCTTATTTGTTACACCATACATATTTGTCATTAATTCTTCTTTATGTTCTAATCTATCAATAGCAACATATACACCTATGCCATAAGGTATTTCGTTTTGTACTTTTTCATATAAACTATATGGCATTACAAAATAATTTTTGTTTCCAAAAAATGACAATGTGTTTTTAGAATGAAAATCTTGCAATGATTGTTTTATTTCATAACAATTTACTTCTCTTTGACAATTATACATAACACAATCTACTATTTCAGAACCATACCAACCTAAAGTACATTCAAATACATAAAAGTCATTTCTATCATTAAATTTATTTGCTAATAATTTTTCTAAATCTTTAGTTCTTTGAGTTTTCATCTAACCTCCTATTATTTCTTTATCCCAATTATCTATTTCAACATCAAAACCATATTTTTGTAATAATTCAGTAGAATGTTTGTAATGTTTCCCATAAAAAGTATGAGTAGATAAGTATACATGATTAAAATATTCAAAGTTTGGACAATTACAAATAAAATCGTTTTCTTTATCTGGTTCATCACAAATTGGAACTATCCAACCAGAATAATCATTTACTATAATCTTGTATTTATTATTTATGGGAACTTTTGATAATTCTTCCCAATTTTTAATTAGTTTTGTCATCTAACACTCCTATTATACTTTTGTATTTTCGTAAAATTTCTTCAAGAATTATTCTTTTTATATATGCTTTTTGTGAAGATAATTTTAAATCTTCTTTATCATCTTCATATATTAAGAAATATGATTTTTCTTGATTTTCTGCTATTACTATTTCTTGTTGTTGTATTTCATCTTCTAAATATTTTACAAACTCTTTTTGTTGAGTTTCTAAATTATTGTTCTTGTCCTGTAAATATTTAAAGCCTAATTTTTTGTAAGTTTCAACTTATTTCTTTAATTGTCTTATTTCTTCTTGGCAACTATTTACTAAACTATTTAATTGTTCTTTTTCAAACATAGTAGTTTCATAATCTGCTACTGCATTTTCATATTTTTTCTTTAATTCTTGATTTTCTTTTTCTAAATAGTCTATGTAGTCTAATATTTCTTGCATATATTCTTCCAAAGAATAATCTATTTGTAAATTACCTTTTGTTTTAATATATTCTTTAAATGTATCTATTGCTTGTCCTAAAAATGTTCTTACTTTAATTGTTCTTTCCATTTACTCATCACTCTCTACTTTCTCTAATAATCTAGCATATTTATTTGATATTCTAATCAATTCATTGATTTTATCTTTCATATCTGCTAAATCTGCTTCAATAAGAGTATTGCTTTTATTAAATGAAAATTCTTCTATCCTTTCTGGTTCTTTATACTTAATATCTTCATCATGTTTGGTTGATACAACAAAACATTCTAAAGTGTCATCATTCCAAAAATGTCTATCATATATTTCAGCACTACCATCATCTTTAAATATATCTTCGCAAATAGTTGTTATAGTTCCAAAATAAATTTTATTATTATATTCTCCCAGAACATATAATCTACCGTATTCATCTTCCTTAGCCTGTTCCAACATTTTTATAAATTTTTCTTTATTCATTATTCTTATTTCTCCTAATCAATTATTTTAAATAACTTAAATTTATCAATTTTTTCATTAATTAATTTTATCTTGTTTTCATAATATGAAATTAACATTTCTATATCATTATCATCAAGATATATATGCGTTAATCCTTTACATAAATCAATTTTATTTATATAAGGCTTTTCTTTTAAACATCTTAAAAATTCTTCAACATTTTGTTTTTGACGCATTAATTCTTCTAATTCTTCAAATAATTTTTTATTCATACTATTATCCTCCTAAAATCTTTGCAAGCCTCTGTATTTTTTGTTATTCTTATTTTTCTATATCTACAATAATATGTTGGTATTGAATTACCTTTTACTTGTCTTTTTTCTAATAATCTGCAATTTTTACATCTGCTTTTTACTTCTTTTTTTTCTTCTGATATTATAATCCTATCTCTAAGGCTGCTTTTTTTATCATATTTGAGTGTTTTCATCAAACTAGATAAATCTATTATGTTTTCTTTTTCAATTAAATATGCCCTGCAAAATTGATTTATTTGGTCTCTTAATGAAATATCTTTACCATTATCTAATGCTTGATGACATTTAATACATAACATAACTCCATTTTCTTTGCAACCTTTGCCACCGTGAGACCTAGATAAGAATATATGTGCTATTTGCAAAGCCCCATTATTTCCACAAAAGATACATCTATTATTATCTCTTTTTTTTATATATTTTCTCGTTTCTTTATCAAACTCGCAAAACTGACTTCTAACACTCATTATACCCTCTCAAAGTAATCATTTATTTCAGCATTACTATTGATTAATTTAGTCATTGCGTATGCTACTATTTTTCTGCAAGTATATTTATTATTTACAACACCATTTATATATTGGCGAGATATCCCAATTTCATCTGCTATTCTTCCTTGATTAATTTTGATATTTACAAATAATTCTTTTTTAAATCTATACATCTTTTTCTTCCTCACTTTTTATTTCTAAATATTCTTTTACTAATTTCATCGCTATTTCTTCATTTACTGGCAATTTATAGAATTTTCTTTTTTCTTCTCTTAAATGTGTACCACTTACAAATGATAAAGGTATATGATAAGTTTGCTCATAGGCTATCTTGTAAAGATTAGTTTGATATGCCACATACTCTTTATCAAATACTGATGTTCTTTTTAAATCATTAACACCTTTTTCTCTATTTATTTCTATTATTTGGTCTAATCTACCTATTGCTACTGGTATATTATCAATAAATAATATTACTGGTATTTCTGAGGCAATCACTTGCCATTTATAATGTTTCTTTAAAAATATATAATTTTGAAGTTCTCTATTATTAAGGTCATTTATTCCATTATCTTCATAATCTTGAATTGCTTGGTGCATTTCAGTACCTTTTTGACTTGCTACTTCAAGCGTTCTTTCATCTACACCTTGATACTTATTTCCAAATTTCTTTTTTAATATTGTAGTTATAGAAGGAAGAATAATTCCATTAACTAAATATGTATGGCTATCTTCCCAATATTCTATAACATAATCATTTATTACCCACGTCTGCATTATTTTATCTTGATTAATAATGAACTTTTAACTGGTGTAAATTCTACATAAGTATCATATAAATCAGGTAAATCTTTTTTAAAATCTTTTGTTCTAAACGTTTCTTTTTCCGTTGGTGCTTTGTAAGTAACGCTGATATTTTCATCTGATATTTTTATAACGCCTTTATTTTCCATTTCTTTTAATAAGGTTTCTCTTAGTTTTTCTTTTTTCTCTTTTAATGTTTTTTCTTCTTTGTCAATTAAAATTAATTCATCTGCTATTGTTTGTCTTAATTTGAATTCTTCCATTTCCTTTACTATTAAATCGTTCATTACTTGTCCTCCTTTTTTGCAAATAGTTTGTTTAATATTTCACTTGCTTTATTAATAGACATATCTTCTAACTTATCAAGAGTATTAACTTCTAATAATTTTGTTAAGTTTTCTCCTTGATAATATTTTTGTATAAGTTCTATTTGTTTAGGACTTATTTTTGCATTGCTCACTTGATTAGTTGCTTTTTTGTATCCATTTTCTGGACTTGCTTCTTTATCAGGGTCATCTCCAGTGCTTAATTTGTATGCTTTCATAAGAGCATATTTATCTGCGTATGTCATTGCTTTTCCAGGTGCTTTATCTCCTGTATCTAATCCATCTCCATAAACTATTGTCTCAATAAACTCACTAGGATTATCAATATTAACAAATCTATAAGTAGTTTCTATTCTCATAAATAATGTATTAGTTTTAGTTATACTTCCATTATATTCGCTTTCCTTTATTAAAGTATCTCTATCAATTACTTCTCTTTTTGCTGGATAACTATAAACTCTATATTTTTTTTCTATAGGTTTAACACCATCTAATACATCTCTTTCTGATACCGCTTTAAAACTTCTTGTTTTATTTATTTCTACAGTCAATCCTTTTTCAATAACTCCAATTTCTTCGGTTATTAATGCCATCTTTTCATAGATATTCATCTTTTTAATATCTTCTTCTTTCATTTTTCTTCTCCTATCAATTTTTTCATATTATTTAACTTACGATTTATTTCTTCAATAATTATATTTCTAATTTTGTTATTTTCATCAGTAAAATAACTTATTAAATTTTCAATATTTTTAGCAACTTGTTCTACTGAATATTTTCTGTCAGTATAATATTTTTCTTTTTTATTTTCTATTATTCTCAAATAATCATTTAAAGTGCAAGTCCCAAAAGCATAATTATAAGAACTATTTCCACTAAATAAATCATATTCTTCTTTAATTAAATTAAATATCCATTCATTTATTCCGCTATAACTACTAATATAATTATCATAAAGCCAACTAGCATCTTCTACATAAAAACCAAATGTAAATGAATTATCACATCCAAATATGCTTAAATAAATATTATCAGTAATAAAATATTTTTTATTAATATCTATACCTTTTTCCTCTAATTTTATAATTATTTCCTTTACATATTCATAATCTTTTATTTTATATTTTAATTCATCATTATCAAGATAAGGAACTATCCTCTTATAATTATATCCTAATATTTTATAAGCATTTTTTTGTTCCGTTTCAATATTTTCATAAAGTCCTTTCATATAGCCAATTTGTTTTTCAATGTTTTTAATTTCTTCTTTCATTTTTTTATTCTCCTATTCTTTTAATTTTTACTTGTTACTTAAAAAAGTTACCTTTTCAGCGATTATTTGAATTTCGCTAGTATTTGATAGTCTTGCTACTCTTCCTTTTATTCCAACTAAATCGCCTTTTTTACAATATTCATTTACTGAACAAGCTACTTGCCCTACTAGGCTAACAGGTATAAAATCAGTTTCATACTCGCCACTATCATTTTTAAATACTCTTGGTACTGCTAACATTATTGTTGTTGTATTTTTTCCATTTTCAGTTTCTTCTAATAAAGGATTATCCACTAAGCGACCTACTAAAATCATTTGATTTATCATTCTATCCCTCCTTTCACTTACATATTAATTATATAATATATTTTATTTTTTGTCAACTATAATTTACATTTTTATTTATTTTTTATCCTATAAGTACATAATTACTATTTGATAATCTGTTATTAACCATTTGCTTATAATAAATATTTATATCTTTTTGTAACCAATAAGGAATAATATTTCTTTCTAAAAACAAACTTGCTTTTTGATATTCTCTTGTATCTTTGAAATATCCAACATTATTCATATATTCTAATACTTCAAATCTAATTTCTTCTTTAATTTTTTGACAACATTCAACTAATTCAGTTATCTTAGGAATAAATTTAGATGTTTTTATTATTTCTTTTATTGCCTTAACTATTACATCATCATCAAATTCTTTTAAGAAATCATAATATAGTTTTATTTCTTCTTGTGTATATTGTTTATCATATGCTATTCCTAAATAAGTCATATTCTTGATAAATTCTTCCATATTATTTCCTTCTTATCTAAATTTATCAAAATTCATCATTGGTGCTAATTCTTTGGTAGTTATTGTAATTTTTTGATTTAAATATCCCTCAAATTTAGTTCCAAATAATGTTTCAGGTCTTAAATACTTATTCATATCTTTATTATTTAACCATTCTAAACATTTCTTATCAATTACTATCTTAAATTCTTTTGCAGTAAATCCTTCATTAAATCTTGCTTTAATTAAACTTTTAGTTTTATTAGTATTACTTCTATAATTAGTTCCTGCTTTAAAATTTAAATAATTAATAATGTCTTCATAAGGAATACCATCTTGTTCTGCTTTAGCAGAATTATAAACTTTTATTTCTTTTATATTTTCTTTTATATTATTATCTATATTTTTTCTTTTAGTATTAATAATATTTATATTATTATATTTATTATTTAGTATTTTATTATTAGTATTTAATTGTCCTTGATTTTCTACATCTAGAAATTCTAGGGGTAGTTTTTCTACCTCTTGTTTTTCTACCTCTTGTTTTTCTACCTCTTGTTTTGGCTTTTCATAAATATTATAAATATAATCTATTCTTCCTGTTTCACTCTCGTTAGGCATTAATTTAATTACTTCTAAATATCCAATTTTTTTTAGTTCTGACAATGCATTCTTTATTGATGTTTCATTTTCTAAACTAATTGCTACTAAACCTGCTATTGAATAATCCCAATCTTCTGGTAAAGATAGCATTACACTCAATAACCCTTTTGCTTTTAAACTCATATTTTTTTCTTTTAAATGATAATTACTCATTATCGTGTAATCTTTTGTTTTATTTACTTTGAATTTTGCCATTTTATACCTCTTTCTAGGTTATAGAAAAAAGACTTGATGATAAGTAGGTTTATTAGGTGTGAGTTACCTACCCATCATCAAATCTTCTTTCTCACACCTATATTAATTATATATTATTTTTTTAAATAAATCAATATCAATTATTAAATTCTTCAAACTTTATACTTTCCATTTTCTTTTTTAAAGCATTAATTTTATTCTCTGTACTTGTATAAGCGTTTTTAAACCTTTTTAACGAACATTCTTTATCTGCTAGTCTATTTATACTATCTTTGCAGAAACGAGTTCCTAGAGCCTCAAAATAAGCCATAGCAGGTGGTTTGCCATCTCTTTCAGTATTCCAATTCTTTCTTTCTTCGGTTGTCTTTATCGCACTATCTATTTCTATTTGCGTTTTTAACTCTATTATGTCCTTAGTTAATCTCGCTATTACTTCTCCTATTATATAATTTAAATTAGAATACACTTCTACATTTTGTGCGTATTGATACATTGAATTAGGTTCATCTATAATCTTTTTAAATACCTCTTGATACATACTAGCAAGTTCTTTTTCGTTTATGTTTTTTATATTAAAGGGATTGAATAAGAACAATTTTTCTTCCATTATCTTACCTCCTTTAATATTTCATACATTTCTAAATCACAAATGCTATAATCTTGTGTTTTTTCGCACTCTTCATATACTTTTATTGCTTTATCTATTATTCTTTCATATACATCTCTTGCTTGTATCAAATTATCTCTAGTACTTATTTCATAAATAATAAACTCTGCTACCTCTCTAGGTATATCATAACTCTTGCCATTTATATTTATTGTATCTTTACTTAATTTAACATTATATTCCATTATTTATCATCTCCTATTATACTTTTGAATTCTTGAAAAATTTCTTCAAGTATATCTTTTTTACCATATAACATATCAGTATTACTACCATAACTGCCTATTACACTTGTTATATCTTTATATCTTTTTTCTAAATACTTTATAAACTCTTTTTGTTGACTTTTATTATATGCATCTAGTCTACAATAATCATTTAATACTTTTTCATATTGCTTTTTTAATTTATCATTTTCTCGTTGCAACTTTCCAACTAACAATTCTAAATTTTGTATTTTCTCTTCTTGTTTATGTATTCTATACATTCTTTTTTGATTTCTAGTATGTTCCTTTATTTCCATTATTTGCATCCTATTCTTTGTATCTTTTCAAGCATAGCATTTGTTATAAATGTGCTTTGACTTTGTTTTGTTATTTTTAAAATATTTTGTAATTCTTGATACTCCCATTCAGTAAGCCTTAATGCTATCATTCTAGTCTTTGTTTTTTTTCTCATCTTTTCTTCCTCCTAATTAAATATCAAACATATTATCATAATAAATCCCATTATAGTAGTTAATACTAATATAGTAACTATATTTGTAATATATTTATCCTCGTTCATCATTTTTTCTAATTCTTTAATAAATTTCTTCATCTTTTTCACTCTCCAACATTTCTTTAAATTCTTCAAACTCTAAGCATTTACTTTCATATTGCATCTTATAATAATCTAATAAATTTAATATTTCTTCAATTGATACCATATCTTTATTCTTTATTTCTGGTATATCCTGTGTGCTTGTATCTCTAATATCAATATAAATATCTTGTAAATTTAAATAACCCTTCATTCTTGATCACCTCTCTTTCTCATTTTTCTATTATATTTTCGCTGATGTTCTAATCTTCTTATCTTTTCACTTTCAATTTTAGTTTTACCAGGATTAAATGAGCATATTGTTTATCCATATTTTTCCATCTGATAATTTTCTACCATTAATACTAATTCATTTAATAACTCAAATCTACCATACCTTTTTATAAATCTACTTTTAAATTTTTCTCTAGATTGAAATGGCAAATCTTTTAATTTATTAAAATAATAATTTAATTTAAAATCTAATTTTTCCATATTTTTCTCCTTTTTAATTAGAATTTAAACCAAATACCCCATATTTCCCACTAAATTTTGTTATTTTCACGCTTTTTCGCTTGTTTTGATAAATTATACCACAAATGTTTTTCATTTAAATTTAGTACCTTAAATTAAGTCTAGTTGAGTGTTTGTTTTTTTAATGTTTTTCTTAGTTTCTCGATTTCTTGTTCTCTCTCTACTGCTTCTAATCTCAATATATCTCTTTGATGTTTTAATTTTGTTGCATATTTCATTAAATTGCCATTATCAGAATTACTAAGTGTTTCAATTTCACTTAATGCATTTTGATATTTTTTATTAAGATTATTATATCTAGTTTTCCAATTTGAATTTATAATATCTTTTTTTATTTTTTTTAAATTGTCTTTTATTTGTAGTAAACATCTCCATCTTTTGTGTAGCATTTTTCAAACCTCCCTTCTGCATAGGCTCTTTCCATTTCTTTTTTATCTATTTCACACATAATTATTATGCAAGTTATTATTAATAGAACTAACCCTCCTAATATATACATAATCTTTTTCATATCTTCAACATTATCTATCATTTTACATTCCTCCTAACATTAAATTATATTTTGGTCTATATTCTTTTCCTGTTTCTTTGTTAAATATAAATAATATATCATTACCACTTAATACAGGTATATAGCCTTTCTTATTAATTAATTTTTCAACTTTTTTGATTTCTTTTTTCATTTTAACCTCTCCTTTTTATTTGCAATACAAGTATAACATAAGTCATACATATAGTCAATAAGAAAAAGTGATTTTTTTAATTTTTTTAAATCCATTGAGGTTCTACTTCATTAATTACCTTTATTTCTATAACTTTATCATCACTTTTAGCACTTATACCTACAATAGATATACCAATTAATATTATTCCTAATATAACTAATATAATTCCTTTTTTCATTAATTTTCTCCTTTCAATTCATTGTAATATTGTGTAACTCTTGGTATCCAATATTGATTTGTTCCTATATCATTAATACCAACTGGGCAATATTTATTTCCTATTTCTTCAATAGATGTTAATCCCATATCAATATAATTTCTTTTTAAATTTCCTACAAAAAAGTCTATTCCATCTTCTAGAGTGTCAAAATACATCAATGTACCTTTCGAGAAATTACCACCAACATTATTTAATTCTTTAAATGCTTTTGATGTATATCTTCCAGTTTCGTGAATAGAAATCGCTATTGCTAAATTATAATCTACTCCATAATACTCTGCAACCTCTTTTATCTTACAAGATACTTCATCTAATTTACATATATCAGGTGTTTCTTCTAATTCCTTTGTTATTCCTACTTTTTCTTCTATTGTAGGTGTTTTTTCTTCTTCTTTGATAACTTGTACCACTTTTTGTTTATCTTCCAATTCTGCCCCTTTAATTAAGTCTGAGTATAGGAATAAATTACTATATAATATTCCTAACCCAAAACCTATAACTAACCATACCCAACCCCTAATTTTTCTTTTTTTCTTTTTCATTCTTTTTTCTCCTATTTTAATATTTTAATTCCATTTTTATTTTCTTTAATTGTGTAAATTATATTATTATATATTATTTTATGATAAATATCATTTTTGATTTTATAAATATCTATTTCTTCCCCATCTTTTAATATTTTATTTAATAATTCAAAATTCATAATCATTTCTCCTTTTTAACATTTTATCCTCCTTTATTCTTCTACTTCAACCAAGCCCAGCATAATAACTTTTGTAAAATTATTATCACTTATTTCATTATGTAATTTTTCATTATTAATATTTGGATATTTATAATCTACAATGGTATGAACTATCTTTTTAAATCTATCAATATTACATAATGATACATTTGTGAAATCTACCTCTGCATAAGCATCTCCAAATATTATTCCTAATTCTTTTTTTATTTCTTCATTTTCTGCATATTTTTTTGGTATTACTAATTTTTTCATTCTAATCGCCCTTTCTTTTTTATATCTTTAAACCGAGGAGAACTTTTAGTTCTCACTCAATTTTCTAATTATATTGTCTGCCATTATGAACTCTTCATATTTGCCAGTTCCTTTTGTAAGAAATCTTGTTAATAATGTTATTATCAAATTAATTTCTTCTTTAGTAAATTTTTCCATTATTTATTCTCCTTTCCTTAATTACAATATAAGTATAGCATATGTATTACATAATGTCAACTACTTTTTACATTTTTTTCATAATTTTGATAAAAAAATAAAAAAACAAGGATTTTTTTCCTTATTTTTTAAGTAATTTCTTTATTTTTATATAATATTCTTCTGTTGGAGGTTGCAAACTTCTATTTAATTCTAAAAACAAATTATTTAATTCTATATAAGTCTTATGGTCTGTTTTTTCTAAAATATGCAAATCTTCGTGTGATTTTTGAATTAACAAAGCATAATTGCTTATATCATTTGCTCCTCCATATACTTTTTTAAAGATATGATGCCTAGTTAGAGGGCAATTTCTTGTTATTTTATATCCCATCCAGTCAATATCTTTTGTTTTATAAATTTTTAACATTAATTTAATATCTTTATTCATTAATACATTTGAATTCCGATTATTGTATGTCCAGGTATTCCTGCATAAGAATTAGCATCAGAATTATCATAATTCTTACTCTCTACCCATTCTAACCAACCATCTTCAATAGTCTTAACTCTATATTTAACCCAACCTTTTGTTGATTTAATTTTAATCATATCAATTGGATTTCCATATAACCCAGCATAACTTGAGCCATCATTTTTTGAATAATCCTTTGAATTAACTTCATCTAACCATTGCCCATTTTTAATATGTGCTTTGTAGATTAATTCGCCAAATTGAGGTTTACATCTAAATCCACTTATTACTTCATTATTTAGTCCTGCATACCCATCGTTTGTATGGTCGCATTTATTTACCTCTGGCAACCATTTATTGGTATATGCTTGATAAGTAATAGTTCCTGTATAATCTTTTTTTATGGTAGGTAAATCATTATCTAAATAACTAGTAGGATTTATTCTAGCATTACCTTGCCATACTTCAAAATGAAGATGACCGCCATTCGCATTTCCTGAATTTCCCATATAACCTAAGACTTGTCCTTTTTTAACATACTCGCCATTTCTTACGAATAGTCCTTTTTGCATATGAGCATATAGTGTATAATAGCCATTTCCGTGGTCTATTTTAACACAATTGCCGTAACTAGCATTACCTACACTACCTGGCATATTATCATATCCATCTTGAAAGAATATAATCTTGCCTTCACTATGTGCTATTACATTATCTAATGTATATCCTCCACCAACTATATCATTAGCAAGATGCCCACTATGATATTCTTGTGTAATTTCACAATTACCTTTCTCTAAAACTCTACACTTCATTATTATCATTTCCTTTCTTTTCAATTCCTTTTTGGTATTGTGTACCAAAATAAAATGCAATTATAATTTGAAATAAACTATAAAATTGTTCTCCTGTTACAATTTGTAAAAATGTTAATATTACAAATGCTATTGTCATTAATATTGTAACAAAAGATTTAACATCAATTAATGCTTTTTTCATATGATCACCTCACTTTCAATTCTTTTATTTCTTCTTTTATGTATTTAATATCATCTTCTAATCTGAATGTTCGTTCAACAACTGAATTATGCTTTTCAACTTTCTTTTCTAATTGACTAATTCTAAATTTAATTAAATTCATTCCTGCAAATGAACCTATACAAGTACCTGCAAATGATATAAGTGCTACTATTATAGTGTCATCCATATATTTCCTCCTTTTTATTTGACAATTATATGTCAACTACTCCCCTACCCTACTATATTAAGCCTTATTTTTTAGGGGTTTTGGCTATTTGATGTTTATTTGATATTATATTTTTGATAGGGTAGGTTATTGACATATTTTACCTCCTATGCTATTCTCTTCCAATAAGCAACTACTTGATATGGAGGCATGTTGTTATGTGCTTCCCCACCGCCAGTTGCTGATGTATCAACATTATATTCGGTGTTTTTATCAAAAGATTGTCTAACTAAAGTATAATGTTCTGTTGCGTTTTTATTATAAGGATGTGCTTGTGGAACGCCATGTGTATGCGATGGCATTTCATCAACAGTTAAAATGTGTGTCTTTTCTCCACCTATTTTACCTATTGCATTAAAATCAGTATCAGTAGTATCTAAACCTACTAACACTTTACCTACTGCTGTTCTTTCCCAAGAAAAACCTAACCAATCAGAATAATCTTCATTATCTCCTTTAATTATTATTTGTCCTATTGGAAATAATAAATTAGCAAGTGAATTTACTACTGATTTAATTTGGTTCATATCGTTAGCAGTAACTTTATTAATATCGTCAATTGAAGCATTCTCATTTAATTCTACCTTATCTGCGTATGTTATTTTATTCATATTTAATCCTCCTTTAAACTATTTTAACATATTGTTTTATTTCATAGAATTTACCAATTTCAAAATTACCCGTAATAGTTTGATAAGCAACAGGTGCTTCTTCATTTGATAAAATTCTTATTTCTTTTATTTGTTTTGGTACATATATACTAAAATCATATCTATATCCACTACTTACTTGTACAATTTCAGTATCATCAAATTGTCTAAAATCACTTGTGTTATCTTCATATAAGATTACTAACAGAGTTCCTTTTGCAAAATCATAATTTCCTACATTAGATATACTATTATTTAATCTAAATGCTCCTCTTGTATTAATAATTACATTATTAGGATTATTCTCATTTCTTATATTTATCGTTGATAAGAAATTAATATATAATGTTTCATAAATGTTTTTAGTTATTCCTAACACCTTGCTCATTAATGTAGAGTTAGTTTGACTTATTAATTCAGATACTTGAATTGTTTTGTTATTTAACAAATAGTTAGGTACTTCAATTGTACTCTGTGTAGTGCCATTTGTTATTACTTTATTATATAAATTTCTAGCAAAAATCGGCTTGTTATCAGTACCATATATAACTCCTGAATTAGGTATCATACTATTTACATTCGAGTAATCTAATCCATTATAATTATTCTTATTATAAATTTGCCATACATTATTAACATTATTTTGAGTTTGAATATAGAAATTATAAAGATTAAATTCTTTTGAAATACTTAAAAATGTAAACTCTGACCTTTTAGGTAATTGAACATTTTGTGCTATTACATAAGGATATACTTCAGATGTAATTCTTCCTATGCTTAAATCATAAGTTGAATTTGTAGCATTTGTTAATTTAATTAAATAATAATATAATTCATTATCAAGCGAATAAATGTTTACCGAAGATGGGTCTAATACATTTTCTAATATACCTGTTTCAGAATATAATGTATTTCTGCTTGATATATTTAAAGTGTTAGTTGTTTCAATATAATCTAAATTATATTGAACAATTTGATAATTTCTATTTGAATTATCTATTACTAAGCCCACTATAACCACATCATAATTAAATATCTTGCTACTACTTTGAATTATTGAACTCTGTTCACCAAATGCCGTAGATACCTTACTAATAGTATCAGTATTTCCTTTTCTAAGAAGTACATTTCCATAAGTAAATGATGTGATTAGTAAGAAATTTAAGATATCATTTTCTCTTGTACAATAAATATCTTGCAAATTAATTGTAGTGCCTGAAATTGTAGATACATAATTAACCCACTCATTATCTGTTCCAACATTAATAGTTAATTCTACCACTATTATATTATTAACTGAATTTACTATCTTATTTCCTGCTAATACATATACTGATTGCCCAACTATTTTTTTTATTAACGAGAATGCACAATTGTTTTCATCAGGTATGTTATATGCTCTTCTTATCTTTAATTTATAATCATCTAATTCTGATAATTTTAAAGCAATGTTATTTAACATTATAAATCTTTTTCTTGTAGTACCATAGACAGTTTCTATGCCATAGAATTGTCCATCCTCATCAACATTAAGTGCTTCTAATTCTCCAAGTGTAGCACCACTATCGTATTCAGTAATTAATTGAAGTAAATTTAATTTATTATCTAATACTGCTATCCAACCATAAGTATTATCGTATTTAAGATTAGTAGATGAACCCCACATAATGATCAAACCATTATTTGCTTGAATTATACCTTTAAATGGTATGTATTTACCCCCTGTGCTATCTTCTCCAACTTCATTAGATAACTCATCATACAAATTATTTATATTTGAAAATACATTACTATACTGAGGTGTATTATCTCCTGCTTCAATTTCTAACTTGCCACATAAATAGTCAAGTATTCTTTTTTTGAATTCTTCTGTCATAAATACCTCCTCTAATTAATAAATGGACTATTTAATACACTATTTAATGTATTATCGCCTTCTACTTGAATTTCATTTATTTCTAATCCATAGAATATAATGTTAGCAGTATCTTCTATATCTATATTTCTATCAATAGTATCTCCCTCGCTTATATTTCCAGTTGCTTTATTTCTTTGATTATCAAAGTAATTTATATCTCTTTCACTATTAAATGAACTTGTTAATTCATAAGTATAAAATATCTTTTGTAAATCATTTACATTAATAACATCTATTGACTTTCTTTTTATCATGTAATCTTTTGCTAAATTTTGTATAGGAGCATCAAAATAAACAACATCTCCCACATTATATATATCATTATCTTCAACTTTTAAATTTAATATTATTTCAGCACTACCTTTGTATTTAATATAAGTTTGTCCAATTGAATTTAATTCGCTACTACTTAATACATCATTTCTACTCTCATATCTAGATATAGTACCTCTTCTTCCAATTTGATTTGTTACTCTCGCTATTTCATCATTATTATACACTATTTGCCTTCCTTTTACAAGTGGTATATAAGTAACCTTTATAACTTTTCCTGATGTTAATAAATCATCACTTTCTATTTTAGATTTTCCAACTTCATAATAGAAATCTGCTATAACACCAATTTTCTTATTAATTTGAGTTGTAAATGTTGCTTCTTGACCATTTATACTAATAGAATAAATCGAACCAATATTGCTACTTAAATTAAATGTAGTAGTGTATCCATCAGTAATAACCTCTTCTGAATAATCTATATCTGCGTAAACTTCATCAGATAATATAATTTGTTTATTTCTATAATCTCTTGTACCAAAATTAAATGTTAAATCAACAATCTTATTATCTTCCCAATATTTTGAATTATATTCTATATTTTTACCTTTTGGCATCAAAGTAGTGTCATAGAAATCAATTGCTATTGTATCTTCATCAACTAATCTAGTTGTCCATCTTGATCCTGATATATCAGCCAAATATTGAAATACATCATAGGCTGTTTTATTTAAAGTAGAATATGCTCCAATTTCCTCATCTTCATTAAATATATTTATATTACCTTCTACAAATCCATAATCAGAAATAGCACTTATTACCATTCTAATTGCTTGAATTATTGTCTTATTATTTATTACAAAATCTAAAGTCTCGCCCTCTGATAATAATGTCTTAAAATCTAATATTTGTAAACTACAATATTTAGGATATCTAGGATTTAAACTTATATCTCCACTATTCTTTACTAATCCACAAAATTTCAAATCATAATTTTTATAATAATATACTAAATTCATATTAGTTTCCATATTAGCATTTAAAGATACATTATTAGCACCTTTGAATGTAGATAAATTACCAACTTCGCCTAAATCTATTTCAGTAGGTGTTGCTAATTCATAATAAACTATTGTGTTATGTGCTGCTAACCAAGTTAATAATTCCTCTGGTGTTGAAACAGTACTTGTATTAATTCTTAATCTAAGAAAAGGAATAGCTGCACTCAATGAAATACCCTCATTGTCTATGTTATATGTTTTTTGATTTATAAAATAATTACTTCTTAAATTACCAATTTGACTATTTTTCTTTGCTAAATCATCAAGTGCATAAGTATAATAATAAGAAGTATTATCTAGTTTTTGATTAGCATTTTGCCCCCATCTTTCGCTACCATTAAGAATAACTTTACCAACTCTTTTAATGATTTTTGCTCTACCGTTTTCAATAACTAATTCATCTTTTATATTATTAGGTAAACTGCATAATTCGTTTCCTTGTAAATCAAGATTTAGTATGTTTTCTTGATAGGTTTCGTAATCTGTTGATGTTGAACCTTTTTCTAATTGAACTTTAAAAGTCCAATTTACAGTTTTCCCAGCCGCAATATAATAAGTATAAGTATTCGTTATTAAATTTTCTGTTGGTGTTATCGTTTGATTGCCAGCAATATAATTATATGTTATCTTATTAGACCTATTTTTTACACTAACTACAACCTCTCCAATCTTAGTACCAGCAATAGTTATGACACTTTGTGTATATGGTTGATTTGCATTAAGTTCTATTTGTTGTGTAGAAAGTCTAAAACTTCTATTTGTTGTAGAAGTACCACTAACTGTGAAAATTCCGTTTCCATTATTTGTAAATGTTAAATCGCTTTCAATTTTAGAAACACCATTTGGATTAACTAAATTCTTTCCTACATTTTTAATTTGAATAGTATCATAAGGTAGATAATCAGTCGCTACTGTGCCTACCTCTAATTGTATATTGCTCGCCTCAACTTCTGTTATTACACTTCCAATTATAAATGTAAAATATAACTCTTCTGTTTCAGTTGCAGTGTAAGTTAAAAAGTTTGCAATAGTTGATTTGACAAGAGTTCCATAAACTTTTGTTCTATAAATACAAATATAAAAACTATTTGTACCAAATGAACTTGATATAGCACTAAACGTATAAGTATTTCCCTTTACGACATTTATTTTTTTAGCAATGTATTTACCACCAGTTTGCTCTCCTCTTACAAATTTAAAACCATTATTTTTAATTTCTACTCCACTTGATGTGTTTGTTTCATAATTAGAATTATCCCATAAATTCTTACCTTTTACATTTTCTATTTCACTTGGATTATCAGGACTAGGACTTACTGGGTCTGTGCTTGTAGCCTGATAAGATTTGCCATCTATTTCTATACTTTTAAATTCTTTTTCTACATTTGTTTCGAAACTAGGATTAATTCCACTTGCATTTAATTCAGCAAATTGAGTGTTTCCGTGTAAAAAATCTCCTTCTTCCAATTTAAATTTAGAATAATCTAATGGATAATAGAAATTATTTACATAATCTTTTGTATCTTCCCAACTCTTAGGATAGCAATTATTTAAAATTGTTGAGGAAGTAGATAGCATTTCCTCATTTATTGTAAATTCTTTATTGCTAACTACTTCTTCTTCATTTATTAACATTTTTATCATCTTTACATCCCCATTCCATAATTGAAATCATTTTTAGAACCACCACTAAATGTTTTGATATTTTTTACCATTTGACCTAATGGGTCTTGTTCTACATTAACATTATTTATTACATTGATGTTTGGACTTAAATTAGTACTTGTATTTCCATATAAATTAGGACTTAAACTAAACATATCATCAAGCATTCCTCCGACTGTTGAATTAACTTGTCCTTTCATATCTTCCATACCTTCTTCTAAACCAACCATATTCATCTTACCTATCCAAGCAAATTCGGTTGATGGACTATGTATTCCAAATATGCCTTTAATTCCTTTTAATATAGAACTACCAATTCCTTTTATCTTATCTAATACCCAGTCCTTAGCATTCTTAATGCCATTCCAAAGTCCAGTTAAAAGGTCTTTTCCACATTGCCACATAAGTTGAGGCATATTTTTAAAGTAATCTATTATTTTAACTACTATTTCTCCAACTCTTGCTAATAGTATAGGAATAGCATTTATTATACCAGCAACTAAACCACCTAATAATTTGAACCCAGCCTCTACAAATAAAGGCAAATTATCAATTAATATAGGTATAGTACCTAATATAGCATCTATAATTATTGGTATTAATGTAGGCATTTGTTCGGCTAATAATTGCAATACAGTAGTTAGTCCCTGAACTAACGCTTGTACTATTTGCGGTATTGCTTGTACTAACCCCATTATCAATTGCACCGTGCCATCAACTAATGCAGGTAATAATTGATTAAGCATAGGAGTTATTAATGGTATCATATTAGTCATTAATGTAGTTAATCCTGTTATTATTTGTGGTGCCATTTTTACTATTGCATTTGATATGTTTGTTCCAGCAGTAGTAAAGGTACTTATTACTTCTTCGATGCCACCTGCACCACTTAGAAAATTACTAAATGCCGATTTTGCACTATTAACTGAGCCTGATATAGTACTCATCGCCTCATCACCAGTCGTACCAGTGATATCTAATTCTTCTTGAATTATATGGATAGCATTAAATACATCATTTAAATTAGAAATGTCATATTTAACTCCTGATATCTTTTCAGCATCAGCAAGTAATCTCTCCATCTCGGTTTTTGTACCACCGTACCTTGCATTCGATAGAGGCCGTTAATCTCCATCCGTTCTCTTATGAACTGCTATATATTTCTATATAGAGTAGACTATCTCTTCATCTCTTACGAGAGCCTCGCACTTCCACTCACTTGAGTGTACTTCCTTTCGGAATAGTCGTTACACTTTTTTAAATTATTTCATATAAACGAATTTATAATTTTTTGTTTTTCCTCTTTTTCCAAATGTTTCTTTTTTCAACATTTGTGAAATATTAGAAATATTACAATTAAAATATTCTGCAACATCTTTTATTCTATTAAACATTAATTCTTCGCCATTTATATTTATTACCTTTATCTTTTCACTTCTTACACCAAAAGTATTAAATCTTGAATTTTGTTCCGAATAAGTAGCCCATCTTAAATTAGAAACATCATTATTTAATCTATTTCCATCTATATGGTCTACTGTGGGCTTGTTTTCCAAATTAGGTATGAAATTACTTGCCACTAATCTATGCAAAGTATACTTTCTTGGTTTATTGTCTTTCCATAAATCTATTTGATAATAACCACTATCTTTATTAATTGATGGGCTTAATATTTTTTTAGTAATATTGTTTTTTATTTTTCCTTTTTCATTAATAGAATAATTTTCGTTTTCTTTTAATATTTTCCATTTCATTTTACCACCTCGTTATATCTAATTTAATTTTATCATAAATATAACAAGATGTCAATAATTTAAACTTAGCACGGTATTGTCTCCAACTTTACTTGGTAAGAGTTCCACCGTTTTCACGAGGTTTTAATTGAGCTATTTTGTTAACCCAATTTAAGGTTATCTAACCATTTACACCCCTAGTTTCCTAGTATTTTAACACTTATTTAAAAGTGGGATTAGACTATATCTTTATCTCTTTGAGATAGTATGCACTTCCAATATCGTATCAATAGATATTGTACTGAGTAACGAACTCATAGTCGTTCGACCTTCCTATTTCTAGGCTTGGCACTGGATAACCATATCTTTTAGACTTAGGCTTCCCCAGTTAGCAAGATTATCTCAACAAATCATTTCCTACTTGTATTTTAATCTCACACCCTTGATAAGGTTCACATACACTTACTTAATTATCACTAATTAAGCAGACATTAATTTTATCGTATAATTCTGCTTTGCAAAGCCTTGATAAGCATTTTGAATACTTTCTATTGCAGTACCGAACTTGTTTGAGTTGTCTGCCATATCTCGAATAGCCATATCGCCGACTTTGGCTGCCTCTGCAGTATCTCCACCTAAACTTTGTAACAAACTAGCACTAAATGAAGTAATTTGCTCCATATATTTATTAGCGTCTATTCCTGCTGTTGTATAGGCTTTTTTAGAATTCTCTATAACTGTATCAGCACTATCTTTGAATAATGTTTCAACACCACCGATATTTTGCTCTAAATCAGCAACACCTTGTAAGGCATCTTTGCCAAGTCCTAATAAAGAACTACCAACTTTTTGAATTGCACTAGACATTAAATTACCAATAGCCACCGTACTTGCTTTCAATTTACTAGCGACACCATTAGTCTTTTTTTCTAGGTCTTTATCATCTCCTTTAAACTTGAAGATGACTTCTCCTCCATTCATTTATTCCACCTCCTTATTATGAAATAAAGGGCTGGGCTTTTAACCCAACCCTTATAGGTTTATCCTGCTACAACTTCTCCTTTTCCAGTTACTACAATACTTAATGCAAATTCGCCGCTATCTTCAGCAGCACCACCTAAATCACTAAATTTTAAAGTACAAGGAACTTTGTATTTAGTATAAGTCAATGCTCCCTCTTGAACTCCTGTTAATAATTCAAATTGTACTAATTGATTATTAAATTGAGCAACAGTACCATCTTTGATTAATGTATGAATATCGCCTAAAATTTTAACTATTGAAGCATTATTCATATCAATTTTAACAGTAGTATCAATAGAGATAGCAGCACCAGTAATCAAACTTCTTTGAATAGCATCGCACCATACATACCAGTCTTGTTGTTCGAAATCAGTTGTCAAGCCAACTTCGGTAGTCGTACACATAGGAGTAAATGCAGGTACTGAACTAGTACCAGTATTTAAACTTAAGTTTTTAATGACTTCTCTATTATTTACATAAAATTCATTCATATTTACACTTCCTTTCTATAAATCTTTTTCATAAATCTTACTTATAATACATTGTAAGGTAGAATTATACCCAACTCTTCTGATATCCATATACTCTATTGCTTGTGGATTAACATATTGAGTAAATATAATTTGCCACCTTTCCAATTTATTAGTTTCTTTATTTTCAACTTCTATTCTTTCTGATTTTCCTATTAGATTACCTATTAATAAAGATAATTCTTTACACTCTTTAATTGTAAGTCCATATATATCAACCATATAATAATTATACATAGGCAATATATCGCCATAGAATACCTGTTTTTGCCCACTTTGTTCCTGTACAGTTATTACCCTACTATCGTTATCATTTGTTGAATATTCGGCTTTTATTTTCCATTTATCGGTGGTATATCCATCAACTATACTTTGAAGATATTTAATTAAGATTACTTGTTTCTTTTCTAATAACTCTCTTGTCATTTCAATTCATTCTCCTTTATAGCAATTCCAACAATGTTTTTCTTTTGTCTAGTGTATATTTTTTGATACCATTTACCAAAAGTACCTGGCTCACTCCAATTAGTAGTACTAGGCATAAACCATACATATTTAGCATAGTTAGTATAAGAACCTATATAATAATTTTTATTACTTCCCCTAACTCCTGCCGACATTGATGTTTGCCTCATTTTACCACTTTTAAATGGGATATGAACTAAACTCTTATCAAGTGTCTGTCTTGCTATTGAATACATTATCTTATCGGAAGCATCTAATACTTCTTTTTTCTTTCCTGGATACCAATTTACTTTAACATTATCAGCCATTATTTAACCACTATAATCTTATTTTCTACTCTATTAAATATCCAAGCATCTTGAACCTTTAACACTGTATGAACTTTATTATCAGCATATTTGCCTAGATAAATAATTTGGTCTCCTACTTTTACATCAACAAGTCTTCCAACTTGATAATAACCAGTAGCCTCAGGCACTGTATAAATGCCAAATTTTATAGCACTCTCACAATCATAAGGGCAACATTTAATAGTAATTTCTTTATAATTAGTATCATCAAATATTTCATTATTTTCATCACGATTAAATTGTCTTAATGTTGCTTTCATACCATTTACTAGAAACATTTTATTCGCCTCCAAATGGTATAGTAAGAGCCATATTACCAGACATTGGTGTACCTCTATATAGATATCCATTATTAGCAAGTATTCTTAGTGCTAAAGTAGAATAATCAGTTTTTAAAGGAGAACTCATTGATCCTGCCTTTATATCTTTATCAAAATCAACAAATGGAATATCGTGTTCTAATAAAAATCTCATTTGTTCCATAGAAGCATTTTTAATAGGCAAAGGGACACTAATTGTATCCCAACTAGCATCCCTATATCTTAAGCCTATTTGTGAGAAAATCATCTCACTTACTGCTTCTATCTGCCAAGTTGAAATATCAGCATTTGAGTATTCGGGATATTTATTCTCGAACTCCTCTTTTGTGAAAAATTGCATTTTCCCACCTCATTTCTATTTAGGCAATTACTATGTCGCCACTATAAGCATTAGAGTAGTTACCATATTTATCAATGCCATATACAGATACATGATAATTTCCTGCTTCAGTAGGTGTACCTGTGATAGCACCAGTAGTAGGGTTAAGTGTTAATCCTGCTGGTAAACCACCTGCTTCAAACTTATCAACATCAGTTCCACTAAATGCAGTAGTTTGAGTATATTCTTGTGCGTGAGTTCCAGCATCAAATGAACCTGCAGATACAATAGGTAGACTTTCAACTAATTTAATTACTGCTTCTGGTCTTACTACTTTTGCTCCAAACATTACATTTCCTTCAACAACAAAGTATCCTGGATATCCTGGGAAGTTACCATTGTATTGAGCAAATGAACTCCAGAATGTATCTCCAACAGTACCAACTTCATTAGCAAAGTATCCAACTACATTTGTATCTTTACCTTCTTTATCTTTTTCAATTACATTACTATTGATTTGAAATACACTAACACCATAAGCATCAGCAACTTGTCCCATATCAACACCCTCAACACCTGCTCTTGTTTCAAATTTAAGAATAGATGTTAAACTTGAAATAAAATAAGCATAAGCAGTTGAACTTAATCCTAATAGGTATCCATCATAGATATTTCTATCAAATAATTTAGATTTTAAATCATTAATTAATTCAATAGTTTCAGTTCCATTTGATGGCGCCCATTTAGTACATTGTCCGTCTGTATAAGCCATTGAGCCATCTTGAGGTCCTGTAATATCAGCATTTAATTTATTAAATCCATATACATCGATTTGTCTAGAGATTTGAGCCTCTTTTAATTCGATTTGTCCCTCAATTGCTCTTTCAATACCACTACCCATTACTATTGGACTTACTCTAAATGAATAATCCATAGGTAATTCAGTTAAATCAACTTTTACTGAATTGTAAGTAGCAAGTTCGTTTGTTATTCCTCCTTGTGCGATTTCTACATTATTCCTTACATTTAATGTAGTGTCTAATTGCTTAACTATCTCAATAATTGGAGTGCCAGTTCTTCCAACTTCAAACCATCTTCTGTCTAGCATTTTATAGAATTGAGAATTGTAAAGTAAATTAGCATATGTTCTTTTCATTAGACCTTGTAAGTCTAAATTTACTCCTGTAAAATTCATAATCTTTCCTTCCTTTCTTTCCTCTATATTTAACTAAAATTATTTAGTTACAGGTATCATTAAATCTTTAATACTAGTACCTCTTGTTATTTTTATATCTTTACCAGTATTAGCATTATTTCCATTTACTCCACCCTCATTAGGTGCTTGTGTAAATGGTAGGTTATTCTTCTTTTCTGTTTCTGGGAAGTATGTATTTTTAAATCTAGTTACTATTCCCTCAATTGCCTTATCATCATCTTTTTCATCAGCATAAAGACTATTTCTTAATTTAACCACTTCATCAAAGTTTTCTTCTTTAAATCCTTTTTTAACAAGTTTATTTTCTAGACTTAATCTAGTCATCTTGTCATTTGTTTCACTTAAAGTTTTAACTGTGTTATTGTAGTTAGTTTCTAGGCTTGTATAGTCTCCTTGAAGTTTAGTATAATCTTCTTTTTTTACATAACCACTATAATCAGCCTTAGGAATATCACTATTCTTTGTATAGCCTTTATAAAGGTCTTTTTCCATAGCAGAAACATCTAGGTCATCATTACTTATAGTAATCTCTTTGTTTTTTAGATATTTAGTAATATCAAAATTCATATTTATCATTCTCCTTTTTTTAGAAGTGATAAAAGCGTGTCGCGACTGCTAACCTTTTATAGACTTAATAGCAGTTGGTCTATTTATTTAATTCTTTTATAGTAGCATTTATTTTTTTTATTTTAGCATTTGTTTTATCTACCTCACTTCCATTTCCTAAATCTTCATATATTTTTTTATCATTTTTTAATTTAGTTCTTTTTAGTTGTAGGGCTTGTATCTTTTGCTTTTTTTCATAATCTTCTTGCCACTCATCAGAATTATAATCGTTCTCTTGTATTTGGTCTTTATCCCAATATATAGTCCATTGATGTCTACAATTAGGATGACCTACACCACCAGCAATTGCTTCTTCTTGTGGATAATATTTAATTCCATCAGAAGTATATCCACTCTTTCCCTCTTTACTATATATCTTACCTTGATAAGGCATACATAAAGGGCAAGCAAATGTATGGGCTGGTAAGTATAAGAGTTCTTTCTCTAATAAATTAGCATCGTACATCGTTCTATTCCAACCTGCGTGATTTAGATTAGTATTATATAGCATTGAATTATAATCAGCAATGTTATGCCAACTTCTTACCGAGCCATCTTTATTATGGTATGGTATAGTTGCTTGCACTTCATCATATTTAGTTACTAGTTTAGATAAATAACTCTCTCTATCTATATAACTTTTATTTGCAGTTTTTCTTCTACCTTTATAATATTCATCAATGTTATATTTATATTTCTTTTCTACATTTTGGAATACTCTTTCGTTTGCTAATTCATATATTTGTTTATATTCAGCATCAGGATTTATTATCTTATTTCCCTCTAAATCTCTAGCCTTGATCATATCTTCGAGTTCTTTTATTCTTTCAGCCATATATTTATGGTCTACCTTTTCCCATATTTTTGTTGTTTCTTTTTTGAACTCTGATAGTGTTTTATTTTTATATAAGTAGTCGAAGAATACTCGTTTAGTTTCATACATTAGTTTATAATATTCATTTTTTGAATAGTAAGCACTATCTTCTATAAATAAACTAAATGGGTCTTTCTTCATTATACTTCTCCAAACTTAACTTGTATTTCTTCTTCTTCCTCTTTATTAGCATTAATTAATTCTTCTATTAATTTACTATTCTTTCCTACATAATCATCATCAATTAACTTATTAAGAATAGGTGTTATTATTTTAGCCTTTATGCTATACGGAACACTTCCAACACTTTGAATTCTATTTAATACTTGAAGTTTCTTCATATCATCAAATTTATCATTTGCTCCATAATCCCAATTTAATTCAATAGGTATTAAATTAACTTGTATATTATTTGCTTGTTGTGCTTTAACAACATTTTCAAGTAAATGATTTATTTGAGGCTCTATTTGTGTCTTAATTGCCTCAATAGTCATATCAGAATTATTCTTACTTAAATCTATACTATCAACATTTTGATAAGCATCTTTTTCATATCCGAATGTTGCAGGACTTAGTCCAGCCATTTGAATTACTTGATAATCGCAAAATTTAAATGAACTAATATATTCATTAAATCTAATATTACCTTGTAAAAACTCAAATAATTGGTGGTCTTTATCGCCAGGTAATAAAGTAAAGTAGTCTGCTAATTTACCTACTGATAATGTATCTACCTTATAATGATTAGAAGCAGGTTGCCAATTAGTTACTATATCTCCACTTTGATAATGCTGACTTGTTACTATTTTGGTCTTAGTCTTTTCTATTTCATCAACAAAGGTATTGAATATTTCCATTTCTTCATTTAAGAACTTTTTACTATCTTTAAAGAAATTTTGACCTATATCTATATTGATTAGATTTTCATAAGGCAATATATACTTAGCAATGTATTCATTACCAGTTCTTAGATTAAATGTTCCTAAATCAATAGGTATTAATTTACCACCTTTATCTTCTTTGAATACTTCCATAGTCATATAAGTAATACCATTTTCTAACTTAATATTTCTATGAAGTTCGTATATATCTTCTTTAGTAACAAACTCTTGTATGATAGTACCGCCTATTACTTTGTCATATTTTTGTACCAAATCATGAATATCTGATTTTTTGATGCATTCTAAATATATCTTATTATCAAATTTATTTATTAATATAAAACTCTCTTCTTCATATACTGCTAATTCTAGGCTCTCTTTAAGTGTAGGCATTAACCAATTTATTGATAATCCCTCTGTCTGTGTTACTAAGTCTGAACCAAATATTTGATTAACTATATATGTAGCAACCTTTTTACCACTAGGGGCAATTATATAGTCATTTTTTTTATAAATATTAGGCTTTCCATTAGTTATACCAGGTTGAGTTACTGTTGCCTCTACTCTTATATATGGAGCCTCTAAATAGTTGTATGCTGATTTTAACCTTACTTGATTATTCATTTAATATCAACTCCCTCATATATTAGAGTTTCAATATGAGCCTCTCTTTTTTTCTCATTAGTCAATTTATATTTATAACTTTGAACAATGATTTGAACCATTTTGTTAGTACCAACCAAATGCTTTTTACCTCTTACTCTTACTATGTAGAACTTACCCATTGGTGCAAAGTCTTTATCTATTTTTCTTTTATCTATGCATTGCCCATTTAAATATAAATACAAAGTCCATTTCTTATTGTTTTCATAATATAATTTCATTTTTTGCACTTTTTCTGCATTTTTTTTAATTATTTTACCTAAAATGGTACTTATATTATCAATAAAATTATTAATTAGAGTTCTCATTTTTAACTCCTTTCTGTGCGTATAAATAATAAAAAACATATAGTTATCTCTTTAACTATATGCTTCTTATGTTTACGACACACTTTTTCGCACTTTTCTATCACTTAAATTATAGCATAATTATTTATTGTTGTCAACATCTCTTTTATAACTTCTAATATGTATATAATGGCTAGGATATATTTCATATACTTCAATACATTTACATTTTCTGCACGCAAATTCTATTTCTAAAGGCATTTCTACTTCTATTCCTATTTTTTTTAAATTAGCATAATACTTTTCTATATTTATATTTGCAAGAAATTTATTACTTCCTTTACATTTTATTATCATTTCTATTCCTCATATTTCCAAACAAAACCATATGCTGTTTTTCTTTCGCCTCTGCAACAATCATATATGTGGCATATATTTTTTAATTCTTTTTTTATTTCCCATATATTATTATATGTTTTTATATATTTACCTTTTGTATCAAATTTTTTTATTTTTTTCATTTTAATTAGCCCAGTTTCCAAAGCATGATGCGTATTGTATTTAATTGTACACCATTCTAAATTATCTATGTTGTTATTAGATGGATTTCCATCTTTATGATTTATAATTGGATAATTATTAGGGTTTGGTATAAATGCTTCAGCTACTAATCTGTGAACAAAAAATTTTTTGCCTTTTGAGTTTTTCAATAATGCAACTCTTTTATAACCATTTTTATCATCTAATAATCTTTCTTTTTCAAATTTGGTGTTATTATAATTTAAACTCTTGACATTTCCTAAATTACTAATCAAATATTTATCCTCATAACCTTTAATCTCTTTCCAAATTTCTTTCATAATACACCTCCAATATGTATTTATAGGGAAGATTGGAGCATTCCCTCTATTTGTAGTATAGCATATTTATCTAAATTATACAACAGGGCATTTATCTTGATTTTTCCAATTCTCTAATAGATATCTGGTTGCATCTATGTTGTGGTCATTTTCTTTTACATAAGCCTCTTTACCTGTTTTAGCACTTGTCTTTAAGTCATATCTATAACTTTCTAATTCCAATATTCCCTCATCTTTACTACTATATATTAATTCGCCATTGTCCGTTATATGTTTTATAGAATTTTGTTTATATATAAAGAAATATTTTTTGTAGAACAATGATTGCAAATGCTGTACTCCTTCTACCACCGAACCTGGTCCTTTTACTGCTAAAGAATGTGGAATATTGTCTGCTAATAATCTATTATGAAAATGTGTTGCTTCACTATCTAATACTATTGTAGTTATAGGAACTTGTCCATACTCACTTTTAAGATACAACAAGAATAATCTTAATTGCTTGCTAAAATATTCAGTTGTAGGGTTGTCTTGTTCTTCTTTAGCGTTATGATAATATATTTCTAACCTAATCAATACCCATTTCTTTTCAACTTTATTATATGCCAGTGCAATTGGTACAAATGTAGTAGGGTTTGAATTTCCGTAGTCTATTCCTATTCCTATTTCTCTGAAAGCATAGTCATTTAAATCATTAATGATGTTTATTGTTGTAAAAATTTTTCCAGTTGCAAGCACCCATCTATTAAATATCTTTTGTTCTCTTAGATTTCCAGGAGGGAACATTTCTAATACCTTTCGCATTGCTTCTTCTGTTTTTATCTTAGGGTTGTCATAAGGGAAGAAAGAATAATGCTTAGCATAAGGCTTCTTATCTATGTAATCAATCTTGTATGGATGATTTTCTCCACCCTCAACATTGAATGAATGTATAGTCTTTAAATAAGGATGGTCTGCATAAGATACTTGTCTACCAGGAAATTCATTAAATGGCTCTCTTAAATTATCTTGCGAATATATCCTGGCACTTTCATCTATCCACTCAAATATCAAAGGTTTACCTAATATCTTATTAAATGCAAGTACATTATTAAAACCAAAAAAATAGTATCTAATATTATATATTTCAAGATATTTATCATCAGTCTGCCACCTTAATATATAATCTCTTCCTTTTTCTAACTTCATATCATCTAGAAACTTTTTTAAAGGTTCTAAGATGTTACCTTTTAATGTCTCTAAACTCCAACCTGTTATAGAACCGAAATAAGTTTCATTTGGATTATAGTTATACAAGGCTTGAGCATATAAGATGCACCCCAAACATATATCAAAGGTCTTGCCACTCTGTGTACTTCCTAATACATATATTTCAGTTAGATTAGGGCTAATTATATCATTTAGTAATTGACTTTGCTTTTTTGATAGTGTTAGATTTAGACTTGTTTCCATTTTCCAACTCCCTATCTATTTCTTCAATTCTTTGAGTAGTCTTACCTTGACACTCATTGCTTTCTATATCTTTAATGATTAATTCTTTCTTTTCTAATTTTAGTTTCTCTTCGTTAGATACAATCAAGCCATTACTGTCCTTGATTAAATATCTATCTTCTCTCAATTTAATAAACTCCATATTTACCTCCTATTTAAGTCTAAATACTTGTCCATTATCAGAATACATACCATAGCCATTGCCTAAGTCTTTATATACTCTTCCATTATTTAATTTAATTTTACTTTCCGCTGTTTTCGGAATGTTAGGCATAGCCTTAACAAACTTAGCAGGTACTTCTACTTTTTCATCTTGAACTTGTGGATTAACCGGCTTGTTATCTAAACTAATAACATCAACCTTTTTCTTTCCAGTGTTACTTTTTTTTGCCATTTCTGACACCTCCTTTTTCTTTCCAGTGTTATTAAACACTACACTAATAATATGTCTAGTTTTCTAAAGTAGTTAGCCTGTTAGAAATATAGTACCGCATTGGCGAACCTAACCTACACTTGCATATTATCAGTGTACTGCTTAATAGCAGTACTTATAAAGGGGTTTGGTTTAGTAGTGCTTATAATCAATATAAAGGTCAACTAAACCTTGCGTTTTAGTTTTTTCAGTCAGCAACTTCTTCCGAGACTTTTTAAACCATAAATTAATATGTTAAACTCGATACAGTCTTTTATATATTTTTTATAAGCACCATAGAACAGATAAGGCTTTAACAAACTCGTCAGTTCGTCTATTTCCATAGAAGTACTCCAGCATCAGCGATACTTTCTATAACCATTTGCTCCATTATTTCTATCTGCTCTATGCTACCTATAAAATAGATAGCACTTTAATAAAATTAGGATATGATAGTACTTATAAATGTTTACTGACACCCTAAACCATAGTCAGGCATCGGTTCTTTAAGTCTTTTACACTTATAAGTACTATACTGATGATATAACTAGTCGTTTATAAGCGATTAAGTCCTCCTAATTAAATTAGCGGGCATATATCATCAGTATACTACCTATAAGGGTAGTATTCACAAAATTTGTATTACTTGCCCCACCTCTCACATTAATACTTGATATACTCATTCGCGGTTTGTATATCTCCCAACCTTTTATAATTCATCTATTGTTAAATTATACTTATATTCAAATAATTTCTTCTTTAATTTATAAACATCTGTTCTAACTCCTTTGGTATCTTCTACTACCCATTTATTATCAATATAATCGTAATAGTAAAAGTCTGCTATGTAGTAAATAGGTCTTATCTTTTTACCTTTAGCATTTGTGTATCCCTCTTGAAGTAAGAACTTTTTTTGTAGTTCTAGATTACATATATAATCAGTACTCTCTAATAATTCAAGGTCTTTATATCTCTGCATTTCTTTTTTACTATCAAACTTTATTCCATTGTAGATAACTTTGGTATTGTGATACTTTGTAGCATAAGGGCTTAAACCACTTGTCATTTTTAAATATTCTTTAGAAGAGTTTTGATATTTGCTATATAATTGTTTTATTTCTTTACTTCTTATTATCATATAACACACTCTCCAAATTACTATTATCTACTACTTCTAATTTTATTGTTGGAACTGATACCTTGGTTTTTTCTGGTTCTAATTCTCCTATCGTTTCAAGGATAGTTTTATAATTGGAAGCATTACCTGCCATTGCTCCATGAAGCAACCCCTTATTAACTAAGTCTTGATAAGTTTTTCCAGTTGGCTTCCCATTAGCATCTTTTACCTCTGTTTCTAGAACCTCCATTAAAGCCATTTTAAAGGTTTTTTTAAGCCTTCTTACTTCTCCGCTCCTCTTTCCGCCTTTCGAGGCTTCTTCAATTGTTAACTTGTATCCTCCTGGTATTAGGTTATCTTCTTTAGCCATTGTATCACCTACTTTGTTATATCTTTTAATCTTTCATAATTACACTTATTTTTCTCTAGTGATGCCTTTTATTGCCCACATACAGGCTTCTTCTATTTTTGTCATTGCTAAACTTTTTTCTCTGCTATCTTTCAAATTTTCAAGTATATAAGTTGCAATATCGGTAAAAGCATTTCTCGTGTTGTCAATTTTTTCTTGAGTTTCTTCCTTATAAATGGCATTCATTAGTTCATTTGCTTTTTTTCTCATTATTTTACCTCTGCCATTTCTAAATATTTATTATTGATTTCTTCTACATAAGATAAGGCTTTTTCTTTGCTATTATATGCTTTTTTTAAACCTAAACCATTTTTGACCACCCATACTTGGCTAACTTCTACTTCAGCATCTATGATAGTACCTTTGTCCTTTTCGTTTTTAGTTTTAGTATATTTATCTACAGGCTTAGTAATTTTAATTTTATTATATTCAACATCTTTATCAATTATCATTTCAAATAATGCCTTTTTATAACTTATTTCATCTAATTCCATATATTCTACATTGCATAATAATTGCCCTGTAGGTATTAACATATAATTCCCTTTTTCATCTTCATATTTTGCTATTTCTTTTGTTACCTTTGTTATATTTTTATTAAACTTAATTAAATCTCTTTCCATTTTTTATTTTCCTCCTTTTATTTTATAAACTTCATTAGTTTTAATTCAGGTATTGTTATAATTTCATATCTTACTTCATTAAACTGAAAATCTTTATAATCACGAACTTCTATATTGAATTTATTACTTTCTTTAACTTCTTCAATATTCTTTATATATTCAATTAATTTTTCATTTGTTTTTTGTAAAGATAATAAATTACTGCTTAGTTCTTTTACTTCTTTTTCTAATTTTATTTTTTCATCTTGTAATTTATTATATTCTTTTTCTAAATTACTTTGAAATGGAATGCGTTCATTTACTTCTTGTATTTGTTTTTTAATAATGTTTCCTTATTCTTTTACTTCTTTTATAATTCCACCGCTTCCAAAAATCATCATTTTCCTCCTAATTGACTTGTTTCTTTTAATCTTCCTTTTAAATTATCAAATACTTCTTTTGTAGGTATAAATATTTGAGGTATCTGATTAATTCTTCTTAACTCTCTCCAATACTTTCGCTCTTCTTTATCTTTTATATTTGCTATGTTTATTGTTCTTGATTTTATTATATCATACAAAGGTTCAGTCTTAGGTATGCTTCCTAATTTTTTTTTAAATTCAAATAAACCTAATTGCATAAACTCTTTATACGAGATATTTTCATATCTACTACAATAAAAGGCATAGGCTTGGTCTAAATCCTCTTGATATGCAAAGCAAAATATTGTTTTGTTACTTGCTTTTTTGCTATAACTATTCTTTATTTCCCTCACTGGGAGTATCATCTAGTCCTTTGCTTATTATCTGTCCTAATTTAGAACTAAATAATTGTAATTGCTTAGGTTGTTCTGCTTCTGGTATGTTATCAATACCCATATCATCAAATAAATCTTTTATGTTTTTGCTAAATAATTTTTCTATTATTTCATTTATTATAATAGCCTCTTCTAATTGAATATAGAATTTTTCGTATTCTTGATAATTTGTTTCATCATAAGTTATATGACCTTTTCCATCATCTTTTTTGATGATAAGGTCATTTTTTGTTATTCCTTGTTTACTTAATTCTTTATACATGTTAAGTCTTGCTGTTGCTACTATTCCTTGTAACTTTTCAGCCATTTCAATTGTTCTTTTGAATTCAATAGATACTTCTTTTTTTTCTTTATTAGTATAAACTAATTTATAAGTATCTAGATCAATCTTAATAAATTCATATTCCATTTTATTTCTCCTTTTCTTCCAATATTATTATATTGTCAAACTCACTAATTACCAAACTCACAATATAAAATAAAGAATTAGGAGAACATCTCATTTGCTTAAAAAGATGTTTTTTTTAAAACCAAAAAATCAAATAATAAAATTTTAAAATCAAAAAGGGATATTAGTTTTAATTTTGATGTTCTCCTTTATTAAATAAATTATAACATATTTACTTAGAAATTGCAACTAATTTATTACATCTAATACAATATACTTCTTTTTTACTGTTAGTCATAAATAAACTTTTTTTATGACACTTAGGGCATATTTCTTTTGGCTTTCTATTGTATGTATTGTGTATTTCTTTTAATTTATCTTTTTCTTTTTCTCTTAATATTTTTCTTTCAAAATTTTGGCTCATCTTTATTTTTTACCTTCTTTCATTTTATTTATTTCATCTATTAAAATGTCTATTTTTTCTCTTAAGTGTTCTATCAATTCATCCACACAGCCAAAATCTTCATAGCCTTTGCAATGTTCTATCTTCTTATTTTCTTCTATTATTTCTACTTCATCATTTAAATTATTTGTAGTTATATATAAGTCTTTGCCTGGAATATCATATCTTGTATATGTTTTATATTTTCGTACCCAACTATAAACAAAATTTTCATATTTTATTTCTTTAGGGGCTTTGCCATCTTTAATTAATCCTAATAATTCGTACATTGTTATTTTCATTCTTTGCCTCCTATATTTAAAATTCTATCTCTTTGCATACTTCTTAGCATTGATGATAATATTACTTCTTTATCTGCTTTTAAATCTTGTTTTTTAGCCGATTTAATACAATATAATTCTTTCATA